ACGGCATACGAGATAGGAGTCCGTCTCGTGGGCTCGGAGATGTGTATAAGAGACAGATATAAGTGTTGTCAATCCTGAAGCGGTTTCAATAGAAACTGAAGATGGTGGAATGATTATTGATTTTGATCCAAGTGCTGATCAAGAAGTAGCTTTTGATGCTAATTTAGCTGAGAGCATTGATGAGCGTGATCTTAAATCATTATCAGTTGAATTACTTGGTGCTTTTGAATCCGATAAAGAATCACGTTCTGATTGGGAAAGAACCTATATTGAAGGTTTAGATAATTTAGGATTGAAGATAGAAGAAAGAAGTGAGCCGTGGGCTGGTGCTTGTGGTGTTTATCATCCATTACTTTCAGAAGCTGTTATAAGATTTCAATCGCAAGCAGTAGGAGAAATGCTACCTGCAAGCGGTCCAGTTAGAACAAACATTGTAGGCAAGGTAACTCCAGAAAAAGAAGAACAGTCAAGACGTGTAGAACAATACATGAATTATCTTATAACTGATCGCATGACTGAATATCGTAATGAAGTTGAAAGAATGCTATTTAGTTTACCATTGGCAGGTTCTGCATTTAAGAAGATTTATTGGGATGTTAATATGCAACGTCCATGTTCTATGTTTATTCCTGCAGAAGACTTTGTTGTTAGTTATGGCGCATCAGATTTAAAAACTGCTGTACGTGCAACTCATATTATGCGTATGACTCTTAATGATATTACTAAACTGCAATACGCTGATTTTTATCGTGATGTTGATTTACCTCAATCACATTCTTTATCAGATAAAATTAAAGAAAAGTATGGTGAACTAACAGGAGACTCACCAAACTACGAATTTGAAATGAATAGTTATAGCAAAGATGGAATGCATACTTTGCTAGAAATGCATGTTGATTTAGATCTAGTAGGTTTTGAAGACATTATTGAAGGAGAAGAAACAGGAATAGCATTACCTTATGTTGTTACGATAGATCAAGGTTCTGGAACTATTTTATCCATTAGAAGAAACTATATGGAAGATGATCCTAAGAAAATGCGTAGACAACATTTTGTTCATTACCAATATATGCCCGGATTAGGGTTCTATGGTTTTGGTTTAATACACATGGTAGGTGGATTAGCTAAATCAGCTACATCCATACTAAGACAATTGGTTGATGCAGGTACTTTATCTAACCTTCCGGGTGGTTTAAAGACTAGAGGACTAAGAATTAAGGGTGATGATACTCCAATATATCCGGGTGAGTTCAGGGATGTGGACGTTCCGGGCGGAAGCATAAGAGATAACATAACTTTCTTACCTTATAAAGAACCTTCAGGCACTTTATACCAGTTATTAGGCAATATTGTAGAAGAAGGACGAAGATTTGCTTCCATTACAGACTTAAAAGTGTCTGATATGAATAATCAAGCACCTGTTGGTACTACATTAGCCCTGTTAGAGCGTAATATGAAGGTAATGACTGCTATTCAGTCTAGATTACACGCTTCAATGAGACATGAATTGGCTATTTTGTCTGAAATTATTAAAGATTACATGCCAGAAGCCTATGAGTACGAGATAGATGGAGATCAAAGCATAAAACCTAATGATTTTGACAATAGAGTGGATATAATTCCTGTTTCAGATCCAAATGCAGCAACAATGGCACAAAGAATTATGCAATATCAAGCTGCTTTGCAATTAGCACAGACTGCACCTCAAATGTATGATCTACCAAAGCTACATAGGCAGATGTTAGAAGTACTCGGTATACGTGATCCACAAGATATTATACCTCTTGAGGACGATCTTAAGCCTACTGATCCAGTTTCAGAAAATATGAATATATTGAATGGAAAACCAGCAAAAGCTTTCCAATATCAAGAACATGCTTCTCATATAACAGTACATATGTCTATGATACAAGATCCTAAGATACAAGAGTTAGCTGGACAAGCACCAAATAAAGATGCAATGCAAGGCGCTTTAAGTGCGCATATTATTGAGCATTTAGGTTTTGAATATAGAAAACAAATAGAAAAAGAATTAGGTACACAGTTACCACCAGTAGGTGATCCTTTACCACCAGAGATAGAAGAAAGACTTTCTGTATTAGTAGCTGCTGCTGCTGAACAATTGCTAGGTAAAAACCAACAAGAAGCACAACAACAGCAAGCGCAAGAACAAATGCAAGATCCTGTTATTCAAATGCAACAACAAGAACTTCAAATAAAACAACAAGCTGCAGAGAATAAAGCAGCTATGGATGAAGCTAAAATAACTGCTGATTTACAAAAAGCTACTATGAAAGATCAATTAGAAAGAATTAAAATAGAAGCTGATGCTAAAGCAAAAGATGATCGCATTGATTTAGATATATCTAAGATAGAATCAGATGAAAGAATGAAGGGTGCTGAATTAGGAAAACAAATGGCTGAAGATATATTCGATAAGAGTTCAGAATAGATGGAACCTAGTGATTATACTTTTACAGAGTTCTTGACAGATCGTTTAAACAATGAGATAACAAGGATTACAGATATTATTATTGATGGCGATATTAAGGATTTATCAGAATACAGTCGCTTAAAAGGTAAAATTGAGGGTTTACGTATTGCCCTAAGAGAAATAACAGATGTCATGGACAAAGTTATAGAGTCTTAAAATAATATGCACGTCTTATAGTAAGACGATGGACAACATCATAGTCCTTTAATTATTGATGCATCATAAGGATACTTATGACAATTAAAGCAGTAAAGAAAGAAGAAGATGAGGCTATTCAGCCGGAGTCGGCTTCACAATTACCTAAACCAACAGGATATAAAATCCTTATAGCATTACCAGAAGCAGAAGAAAAAACAGCAGGTGGAATCATTAAAGCTGAAGAAACTATACGTATTGAAGAAACTGCAGCGGTAACTGGATTTGTTTTAGATATGGGATCAGATTGTTACAAAGACGATAAAAAATTTCCTAACGGAGCATGGTGTTCCAAAGGGGATTGGATTGTAATGAGAGCCTTTAGTGGTACTCGTATTAGCATTCATGGCAAAGAGTTTAGATTAATTAATGATGATACTGTTGAAGCAGTCGTACAAGATCCTAGAGGAATACAAAGAGCATGAGTGAAACAGCACAAAATGTAGAAGATTTTGAAATGCCTAAAGCGCAACAAATTGAATCGCCAGAACCAGATAAAGATTTAGAAATAGAAGTTATTGATGACAGACCTCAAGAAGACCAAAAGGTTTCAAGGGTTTCAGATGATGATGAAGTTGATAATGAAATAGAAGGGATTGGTAATAGAACGAAGAAACGTATTGATAAACTGAAATATGATTATCACGAAGAAAGACGTTCAAAAGAACAAGCATCACGTACGCGTGATGAGGCAATACAATATGCACAAGCTTTACAGTATGAGAATGAAAAGTTAAAGAATACAGTATCTAGAAGTGAAGGCGCATTAATAAATAGTCTTAAAACACGTAGCACAACTGCTATAGATGCTGCAAAAGCTGAGTATAGAACAGCCTACGATGCAGGTGATACTGATAAACTACTAGAAGCACAAGAAAAGCTTAATTCAGCGTTTGCTGATAAAAACTATGTAGAGAATTATGTGCCTCAAGCAACGACACAGCCTCAAAATAATCAGCAACAACAAATATCTCAACAGCAATTTGCACAACAACAGCAATTTGCACAACAACAACAGACTCAAACAGATCAATCATATGATCCTAAAGCTATTGAATATATTAGGAATAATGAATGGTTTGAAAAAGAGGGTAATGAGGATATGACTGCATTAGCTTATGGAATGCATGCTAAACTTATTAGAAAAGGTATTGATCCTATAAGAGATGCAGATCAATATTATGATGAGATAGATACGGCTGTAAGAAATAGATTTCCAGAAAAATTTGAGACGAATACTGCAACGTCTCAGCGACCTTCGACTGTGGTTGCACCTGCTAATAGGTCAGGTACAAAACAGCGCAGAGTGCAGTTAACTAGAACACAAGTTGACCTCGCCAGAAGACTTGGACTTACACCAGAACAATATGCAACTCAATTTTCAAAGGAGTTAAATAAAAATGGATAAGTTAGAAGAAAAGCGCACTCCACGCTCGTTGGAGACTAGAGAAAAAAATGAGCGAAGTAAACCGTGGACACCTCCAAACTTGCTTCCAGATCCTACACCTCAACCGGGATATGTTTATCGTTGGGTTCGTACTGCTGCGGCAGGACAATCTGACAACTTAAATGTATCTACACGTATTAGGGAAGGATGGGAACCAGTTAGATCAGAGGATCATCCAGAAATGCAAATCACTACGGATGAAGGTAGTAGATACCCGAACTGTATTGAAGTAGGTGGACTTTTATTATGTAAAGCACTAGAAGAAGAAGTAGCTAAAAGGCGAGATTATTATCAAGAGTTAGCTGAACGTCAGATGAGTGCTGTCGATTCTAATTACATGAAAGAAGAAAACCCTGCGATGCCTATGTTCAATGAGAGGAAAACTAAGGTTACTTTTGGACGAGGTGGGCAATAATTATATTGCTTATCTTATAATATTA